ACTCCCCACGATAGTGGGCGCATAACCTTTCGCTTAAAGCGGGCGTGTAGCGCGAAATTAAACAAACTTTAAAAGAGAATACGATTATGACCAAACACAACAAACCCTGCTTACACGGCTCGCCTTTGGAGCGGTTGTTATGCGTTTATATAAGCACACCCCCCCACTTTTACGTGGTTTTGTAGTGAATATTATCTCTACAAGCTACGGCAATGACAGCAAGGCTTTGATGCAGTGGGCGGTTGAAACTAACCTGCCTGATGTAACCGTTTGCTACATTGATACTGGATGGGCAAGCGAGGACTGGCACAAAGAAATTAAGCTGGGTGAAGCGTTTGCAAAGAAAGCAGGTTTTAAAGTTGTAAGAATTAAGCCAGTGATGCAGTTTGAAGAATTAATGGTGCATAAAAAGGGTTTTCCAAACCAGCGTTATCAGTGGTGTAGCGGACTATTGAAAGGCGTACCGTTTTTACAATGGGTTGACGAAGTAGACCCAGAAGCAAAAGCGGTTGTAATAATTGGCAAGCGCAGAGAAGAAAGCAGAGAGAGAGCAGAAACACCAGAATTTATTGAAGCTTCTGATTATCACGGAGGGCGCAAGATTTGGCATCCTTTATTTGAGCATTCAGAAGTTGAAAGAAATGATTTACTTGAACGAGCTGGCTTTAAAATACTTGGCCATAGAAGCAAAGAATGCCACCCTTGCACAAATGCTAACCGATACGACTTTAGGAGTATGGGTGACTTTGAAACTAAGCGTTTGCAAAAACTCGAAGGGAAGGTGAATAAGACAATGTTTAGACCGAAACGACACGCAGGGGCGCAAGGAATTGTTGAAGTGATTAAATGGGCTGAATATTCGCCTGGGCAGTTTTCACCTGAACAAGAAGAGCTAGACCTTTGCACCAGTGGAATGTGTGGAATTTGAACCCTACCCACGATAGTGGGCGCATAACCCAGAGCTATTGGGCTGGAGCTAAATGCACGATGTTTGAGGCTTGGCAAGCCCTACTTGCGACAGTCCAAAATGAGTGAGTTGTTATACGTGAACGGAGTACAAAATGAAAATTTTTAAAGTTGTAATTGAAAAAGAAATGGTAGTTGAAGCCAATAGCATTATTGAAGCTGAAATGGTTGCAGAGCAATGCAGTGGATTTGATGATAACGATGGAACTGCAACTAGAAGTAGCAGGGTTATGGAGTTAAAAGATTTGCCAGATTTATATCAAGATGGTGATTTAATTCCATGGGGAAATGAAAGTAATAAAACTGTTAAGGAAATTTTAGACGTATAACACTGTGATTAGAAGGACAGCGATATATTGTAATTCTAATAATTACAAGCTTAATCATGTGCTTATGTTTGAATAAAACATATATTATGAAATCAACAATTAAAATTACAATAGAGGCGAATGGTGAGAAATTTACTTTAAATTTAGCACCTGCTTTTTTTGGCAAGTATTTTGTGAAAGTTGGCAGAACACCATCTAAAAAACATCGCATTTCTACACTTACAGAAGTGTTTGAAATTTTAAGACGATGGACGGTAAAAAATCAATAGCTGTCTATTGTGAATTTTACCCGATATATCTCGTATTTTTATTTTTATGCCTGAATTATTCTTAAAACCTAAAGAAATCCATAAATTAACCGGCTATAGTCAACAGTCGAAACAATTTGTATGGCTTTCTCAAAATGGTTTTTTTGCTAAGCACTAGATGAGACGGATTTAAAAGAAAGGTTTCAACAGCGCGATTTAAGGCCTAAGACTGCCAGCGATACTGATTTGCAACATGCCAGCCGTTTGCTGGTACACACTAAAGAAGATATCACTAAAATGGTTTATCGCCGCAAAGGTGATACGGTCGATCATGTGCCAATGTCGCACATCTTTGACCAGGTTAATAAGTAACGGGCTTTCATATATTCACCAGCCTTTATACAAAGGTGCAAATGATTCTCATTCGTAATTAAAACCTAAAAAGTGCTTACTTTTTACGCATTTTTGCACTATTTTAAAAATAGAGGGGGGGCATCGGAAAACGGTTCCTTTGGTTCCAAAAAAAACAGTGACGGTGTAAAGTATTGATATATATATATATATTACTACTTATTATACTACCTAAAAAGGTTCCAAAAAGGTTCCAGAATGGTTCCAGTGGAACGGTTCCAGACGGTTACTTATCCACAGGCTAAGTGTTTGATTTTATTGAAGGGAACTTTTTAGGAACCATTCTGGAACCATAAAAGGAACCTTTTTATTTGTATGATTAGTTTATTTAAAACAATAACTTACTGTTATAATTATGGAGATGGAACCAAAGGAACCGTTTTCCGATGCCCCCCCCCTAGAGTAATTTAATGACAGAAAGCAAATCTATGGGACAAAGGCCCATTTATGGGACAGCGGTATTTTTTAAAGACAAAAAAACAGCCTAAATGACTGATTTAATTATAAATAATGGCGCGCTGGGGATAATTCGAATCCCCGACCCCCTGGTTCGTAGATAGTTACTCAACAATGCAAGTAATTGTTTAATATGACTTTATCTATTTTAACTGTCCCATAGAATTGATTTTTATAGTATAATAAATCTTTGTTTTATATAAAGACTGGGGATTTTAATGGGACAACCTAAACACCTTGAACGCAAACCAAGAACACCGCACAATAAATGCCCAGTGTGTGATTCTGGGATGAGAATAAGAACAAGTAATTTGATCACCCCCTTATTTAAAGAAGAAAAAAGGCAATGCATTAATCCTGATTGTGGTCTTTCTGTTCTCTACGAAGTGACGGCAGCAAGGGTGTTGGTTCCATCAGCAATGGACCCCTCAAACGCTGGATTAACCATACAACCAACCCCGCAAGCAACCGCATGAAAGCGCCTTTTTTCAGTTAATTTATTATCTATTGAACCCCTCACTACGTAGCGGGCTAATAAACCTTTAAAAGTGCAAAAAAACCACGCACATAAATACCCAAGGCGTGGCGGGGGAAGTGCGCGGCACGTGGGGGGAGGTGATTATCTGTTATAATGCGCGGGTTGTGATTTTTATATATGAGGGTTTTATGAGTAAGGCAGATGATATTTCTTATATCGAAACGGTAATAGGTAATTGTGGAACTAGCGATTCCTTAGCTGAAACAGCAAAGAAACTGCTCAATATGGCTGAGTATTTAGATAATAAAAACGTCCGTGACGCATACGTTCTTGTTAGATCTGAAGTCATTCTTTATTCTGGTTTAACTAAGCCGTTTTCAATAAATTTTTTATTGATTGATGAAGTTATACAAAATTATTAAAGGTACTAAACCAACAAAAAGCCAGCTTGATTGCTGGCTTTTTTGTTGGTTTGCACCAGGTAAAAAGTTTTTAGATATCGCTAAGTTTTGGGAAGTCGAAAGCGATTATTGTTTCGCCGATGTATTCGTTAACCTCTTCGAACTTTTGAGCTAATGGCATAATCTCTGCTTCGATTAAAACATCGAGTGCTTTTTTTCTATCGCCAAGTGCTGCACCTTCGGGAGTGGTACCCATCAATTCGGGTGGTACTCGAGATATTGCTATAACATCTTTAGCCGTTATATTCTTTACATTAAGTAATTCGTCTTTGGCAGCCACCTCACTGATTGGGATAATCTTTAAACCATCCTTATCACCATTGGGTGCATACATTAAAAGATTTCTAAAGTTACCAGGGCCGCGGCTGTTTGCGAGCTGCTCTTTTAGGTTTTCGATATCATCTTCTTTATGCGCCGTATCTGTCATGTACAAAATAAACCCGGCATGGGATCCATTCAGATAATACTTTCGTCTAAACAATGTTGCATCACGGTTAAGCCATGCCGAATTTAGCGCTGGCACAAAATCAGGTTGTCCGTAAATTTCTTGTGATAGATCCTCTTCTAAAACATGACATACATCACCTTTTTTAAAATGATGGTTTCCCGTGTGATAAGAATAATAGCCTTTTGGCTTGGTTAAAAATAAATACTCGTCATCTTTGGCGCGGCGCGTCCACATCGCTGGTGATCTCTTAAGCCGTGATATTTTACCCGCTCGCGTGTCGATACGTTCTAAATAAGCATCGCCCATCACTAAAAAGTCTAGGGCAAAGCCCGAAAATTCCGCACGGGTTAATTTGCTATTCGGTTTAAAATAGCGCCTTAACAAATTTCGCTTGATCTGAACCGCCGAACCCAAATAAGGGTTTTCTTTATAAGCCTTTTCGAATACCTTCGGGTTTATCGGTGGAACATAATATTCACCGTTAAAAGAGACACTCGAATAATTTAAAATTTCTGACTTATCGATCATCGTCGACGCGCTATCAAACGAAAACGATTGTGCTTTCGCAGGCTGGTGTTGATCGTTGCTAATTTCTTGATCGGGTTTTGATTCAGACATAACTAAAAGGTTTCCATTTTTGAAGTGCTTCCGCCACTTTCGCTAGTAGCGTCGAGCGGTTCGTTTAATAAGGCGTGCATAACCGCCCATGCTAAATCGGCATGGCCAGTGTTTTCGTTTCTTGTGGCTTTATAAGTTATTTTCCCACTGCCAGTGGTATCACGTGAGATCGACATAAAAGAGAGCGATAAATCACTCCACCCCGCATCAAACTCGAGGCGTTTTTTATAAATAACGTTTTTAGCTTTGAGCACCATTTTGTTTTTTGTTTCTAGGGAATAATTTATCCCCGTGGTGGCTGGATAGAATTTTTGTACCAGCTCAAAAACCCCCGCGCCGATGCCAGAGCGATCGATTCCGATATACGCCACATTATATTTTTTAGTTAACTCGTATATATGCGCCGCTTGGGTTTCAAAATCCATATTAGTCCAAGAGAACTTCTCAAGGATCCTAAACTTACCGCCTGGCTTTAAAGGAGGGGCAATAACCACCACACTCGAATCATCTCGATAGCGTGACGGATCAAATCCAATCCAAACATCACCCGCATAAGGTTTAATAAGCAAAGGTTGGTAATCGTCCCAAACCTCCCAACTATCAACCATGCACGCTTGCATTTGCTTTAATGAAAACTCGCTTAAAGTATCGTCGAGAAATTCACACATCAATAAATTATTAAAATCTCGCGGGTTATACTCAAGCTTAAGCGTTTCGATGTCATATAAATCATTTCCACCGGCTATAGCATCCTCGATAGTGATAATCTGTCTGAATCTCCCATCTTCACAAAGCCGCCCATTTTTTAGCGCCGCGTGAGAAACATCTAAATTAATATGATCTTTTTTAGGCCGTCCCTCGTTGAAGTGTTCGCCCGTCCAAAACGGATACGCCTCTGATGAAGTCGTTGAAGGTGTCGAAAAATAACATTGGCGCCATTGCTTGTGCATCGCCATACCCGATGCATTACGTTTAAACGCTTTAAAGCCAGGGATATGAAAATACTCATCAAAATAAGAATGGCCGTGATAGCCCTGTGCGGTGTTTTTATTGGTGCTTAAAAAATTCATCACACCATCGTTGTGCCCAAATTGGATCTGATCCGAACCTTGCAATTCCACATCGCAAGCCTCTTTCACCATATCAACAATATAGCCCTTAAAAATATGCGACTGTCTTTTTGAAGCCGATAAAAAGTTCTGCGGATCGCCCGTAGTGGCACAATCAAGCCCACCAAAACGCCCGATTAAATAAGTCCAACCAATCTGCCGCGCCTTTAAAAAATCTGTAATACGATGCTTTTTAATATTATTAATTGCAACACGCTGATAATCGAATAAATTATCCTTAAAACATTCTTCCAGGCGATCAAGTTGGTTTATATCTAAATAGTTTTTTTCCGTATTGGTTTTGCGGCCCTTATTGCGCACCTTCTCGTTTAAGTGCTTTTCAGATCCACCCGCCTCAAACTTTCGGATCCTCGCGGCCTTTTCTTTGGCATTCATTAACTGATTAATCACTTTTAAATCGCGATCGGTTTTATCGATTTTGCCAATCAAACGAACCAGCTCGGCATCGAGTGCATTATCAACACGGCTTATCGGTGCTGCGCCATCCCAATCATCGCGGTTCTTCCACGAATGAATAGTCGCGGCAGGAATCTCCAAACCCTCACCCTTAAAAATTTCGACAACCTCCACCACCTTATAGCCCTGCCAGTAAAGGCGTTTGGCTCGCTCGCGCGGATCATCGTTTATTTTTGTATTTGAACTCATTCGGCAAAGTGTACGAACAACGGGCAAAGCATCCCTCAACCGCTTGTTGTATTTGTGGCAAATACAATAAGCAAGGATTGAAAGGAAACGAAGCACGGCAAAGAATGAAAGCCACTTAAAAGCACCTAAATTTTTCAGATACGATGAAGACAGGAATAAACCAATAATGAACAAATACCTAGCAAAGTTTTTCCGCATAGCCAAAGAAGGCGAGACGATTGACGGCCGCAAAATCACCCGCGATCAAATACAACAAATGGCTGACAACTACAATGCAAAAGAAAAGCACGGCGCTAGAATTTGGCTCGATCATTTCCGCTCTTACTTCCCAGATGGTTACTTTCAACCACAAGGTGACGTATTAGAAACAAAAGCAGAAGAAGGCGAAGACGGAAAACTCGGCCTATACGGTTTATTAAATCCGCTTGATTCACTGCTCGAATTAAACCATGACGGTAAAAAGGTTTACACCTCGATAGAAATGGATCCAGATTATTGCGGATCTGGCGAAGCTTACCTCACTGGCTTAGCCGCAACTGATAACCCATCCGTCGGTGGCACTGATTATTTAAACTGGTTTAGCGCCCGCACAAAAGATGACGAGACAAAAATGTTCTCGGCATTTTTAGAAATTGACGATAACTTTGGCTTCGAAAAAGCCGAAGAAAAACCAAGCCTGTTCTCAAGAATCAGCGCAATGTTCACAAAAACCAGCGAAGACAACGACGCCCGCTTTAGCGATCACGAGCAAAGCCTCGAGCTAGTAGCAAAAGAGCTAGACGATCAAAAAGCCGCCTTTACAACACTTAAAAACACCGTTAATAAAATCGGTGCTGGTTCATCTGGTATCGCGTTTAGTGAATCCGAAGAATACAAAACATTAACCGCAGAGCTCGACACTCTAAAAACACAGATTGAAGAATATGGAAGCCAAGAGCCTCATAAAAAGCGCCCGAAAAGTTCAGGTGAATTCAGCAACAAACCCAAATATTAAGCCTAAAGCTTTTTAAACCCATTAAAAAAATCAAACGATAAAAGAGAACCCAAGCGATGAAAAATAAAACCCGCGAATTATTTACAGCCTACCAAGAAGGCGTTGCAGATATTAATAGTGTTTCTAGCGATGTTGTCATTGGCGGCAAAGGCTTCACGGTAGACCCAACTATCGAGCAATCACTCGAAGACGTCATGCGAGAAGAAGCGGGCTTTTTAAATCGAATCAGCTTCCAAACGGTAGATGAGCAACAAGGCGAAACAATCGGCCTTGATATTAGCTCACCTATCGCAAGCAATACGGATACCAAAACAAAAGATCGCCAAGCAACTGATGTATCAGAGCTATCACCCAAAAATAGCTACCACTGCCAACAAACCAATAGTGACACCGCGATTCGTTACGCCAAGCTTGATATGTGGGCGAAATACCCTGATTTTCAAGAGCGAATTTCACGCGCCATCGCACGCCAACGCGCCAGAGATACGCTAATGGTAGGCTGGAACGGCACAAGCCGCGCGGCAGATTCAGACAAAGCCGCAAACCCGCTACTACAAGACGTAGGTAAAGGCTGGTTCCAAAAAATGCGAGACAAAGCGCCTGCACGTGTCCTAAAAGACGGCGCAACAGCAGGGCAAATTAAAGTTGGAAAAGGTGGAGACTACAACCACATCGATGCCTTAGTGCTTGATATGGTAAACAACCTAATCGACCCATGGCATCAAGAAGACAGCGACCTAATCGTTATTGTTGGTCGTCAATTATTCGATGAAAAATACTTTAACCTGGTTAACAGCTTCAACGAACCAACTGAGCGCCTAGCCCTTGATGTAATTATGTCAAACAAGCAAGTGGGCAATATGCCTGCAGCACGTGTGCCATTTTTACCGCCAAGAGCAATTGCCATCACCACACTAGAAAACCTCGCTATTTACCGTCAAGAAGGCACCACCCGCCGTACCATTGTTGATAATGCAAAGCGTGACCGTATCGAAGATTACAACAGCATCAACACTGATTACATCATCGAAGATTACGGCCTAATGTGTATGGCAGAAAGTGATTCAATCAAGCTGAAAAAAGCCGACGGAAGCTGGGCATAAGCCTTAGCAACTGCCACACAAAAAAAGCCCTGTAATGGGGCTTTTTTTCATTAAAAGCCAAACAAGAGGATAAACCCATGACATCACTTGCCGCCAAACACTTTCAAAAATACAGCGCTGCTGCAGAAACCAGCGAAGCCGAAAACGGCATCGATCCAAAACGCACAAACTATGAGCTATTGCTGGGTAAATTAGCGCTGGATAGAAAGCGCCTTAAGCAAATAAAAAGTGTTGAGAAAAAAATCGAAACAAAAAGCGAAATCGTCAGCGATTATGATGATTATCTCAATGGTGTCATTCAAAGCGATGCAGGCATTGAAGATATTGTGCTAACCACACTAATGCTTTGGAATATCGACGCAGGCAACTTTGATCGAGCCACCGAGCTAGCAGAATACGCAATCGTTCATGGCCTCGCTATGCCACCGCATATCGAACGTGCAACGGTTAATGTGTACGTCGAAGAAATGGTCGACCAACTGTTAAAACTATCACCCGATGAGCTACAAGCGCACGGTGAGATTATTAAAACAGTGATGCAGCATAAAGAAGATAGTGACCAAATGGACCAGGTATCTGCCAAAGCACACAAGCTGGCGGGGATTTTTGCACACAACACCGACCCAGAAAAAGCACTCGAGCATTACAAACGCGCCGTCGAACTAAACCCGAATATAGGTTTAAAAACCACCGTCACAAAAATGGAAAAAAGCCTTAAAGAAAAACCCGAAGCTGAAAAAGCCAGCGAAGACGATCCGAAAAAGACTTAAACCCTCTCCCCGCGAGTCTAACCGCGGTCGGCGTGGCCTTGATGCTTTAAACCCATTAAGCCCCACGCCTCCCCCGCGGTTATTTTATTGTGTTAAATAGTAGGAAAACGAAAAACAATGGCAGACCCAGCAGACCAAGCACAAATTAATACCGATCTTGGGCTTAAAGCCGCACTTTCGCACCGCAAAACCGAGCTCGCGCATATTGGTCACTGTTATAACTGCAATGATCCATTAAAAGAGGGTGTTTATTGCGATAGCGATTGCCGCGAAGACCACGAAAGCAGGGGCAGGAACTATGCCCACTAATCCGCCAACAAATCCAATCCAGCCGCCAAACTTTATCGCACAAGCGGGCAACTCTGCGGATAGCACCATTCCCAATATTGCGTTTTATCCAAGTATCAGCTTATTAGATTTTCAAAAAATAAGCCGCATCGATAAAACACACGCCGACGAAAGGCAAATAGACGTATTAAAAACCGCCCTACGCGAAGTAAATCACGACTTAAAAAAATGGCGTGAGACATTAACAAAACTCACCCCAGCCCCCAGTAAACTAAGCGAAACAAAAGGCGACGTTTATGGCGAAGGGACAAGCGCCGAGCATGAAAAAGTCAGCGACTATAAAACCGCCGTTTATGCACTGGCAAAAGGCAAGTTAACCGAAAAATACCGCGATTATGACACCACCAAAAGCGGGCGCTATAGATCCGAAACGCTAGAGATAAACGCCGATGAATACTTTCAAGAAAGCCGCGAAGCAATACGCCGAATCATTGGTAAGCCACGCGCCACCATCGTATTAATTTAAACCGTTAAAGGACTTATTAAAATGAAAAAATCAGTATTGGCTACAGCAATATTAGGAATGGGGATTGTCATGGCATTAAAAACAGGTGCGCCGCAGATAATCCAATCACGAAAACAAGCCAAAGAAAAAAAAGCGATTAAAAACGCGCAAGACATCGCCGCGCTAAACAAAGCCGCCGCCCGCAGAGTAAGGCGCAACCAAAAACGCCTAGAACACTGGCAAGGCGTGGGTGCTAGCAATAAAGTAGAAATGTTTTAAATGCAAAAAAGCCAAAAAATATTTGATTTTCTTATCGAGAGAAAGCTTGCCGACGAACAAACGCTGCAAGTGTGGATCGATGCGGGCAAATGCGACAGCAAGCTCACGCACAGCCAAAGTGACAAGCTAATAATTGAGCTTAGTTATACCGTTAATATTTTAATCACCGATACCAATAGCGACCAAATTACACTATTTGCGGCGCTGGTGTGGTGGCTTAATGTGTATCAGCCAACACGTGATAAAACCGCATTCACCTTTGAGGTAGACCCAAAAAATAAAACCACCGCCGACGTATTTATACAGTTACCGCTAAGCGAAAAGTTTAAAAGCAAAACCAATGCCGATGGCACAACCGAGCTAATACCGTGCAACCCGCCCGTGATTTTTGAAGGTGAATCAATAACAGCCGACCTATGGATAAAAGAGCAGGGTCAGCCCCCCATTAAGGCGCTCACGACAGACAGCAACGGCAACGCACAAATACCCACTGATTAGACAATACAAGAGAACAATAATCATGCCAGAAACACTCGCATCAAAACATTTTAAAAACGCCCAAAGTGGACCCTATAAAACAAAGCCTATCACCCCGATAGATAGCAAGTTTTTTAAAAATGCCGCCGCAGTTACAACAGGCGGTGGTGTAGTTGATGCCGCCGCACTGGCACAAATCAACGCCCTGCAAGCCAACATTGATGCACTCAATAACAACAACGCCACGCAAACAGAACTCGATGCCGTTGCCGCGCAAATAGCAGGCAAGGTCGACCAAACAGTTTACGATGCCTTGGTTGCAGGGAATGCAAGCGATGCAGAAGTGGAGGCAATCAGAGCGGTACTGCAAGGCGAAATAGACACATTATCCGCCCCTGTAGCATCCAATACCGCCAGAATTTCAGCCGCAGAGGTTCAAATAGAGGCATTAAAAAACGCGCCCGCAGGCGCAGAGCCAATCGCCGAAACACACATACAAGACACTGAAAACCCGCACGGATTAACAAAAGATAAACTGGGGTTAAAAAATGTCGACGATACTAGCGATGTCAGCAAGCCAATATCAGAAGCCACTCAAACAGCGCTAGACCAAAAAGCAACCGCAACAGAGTTGGGCACAGAGATACAACGTGCTACAGATGCCGAGACACTTGAAAAAAACAGAGCTGAAACAGAAGAGGCTAAGAAGCTCAACAAAACTGCCAAGGCGACGCAAGCAAGCGTTGATGCAAAAACAGACGATGAGAAGTACATCAACTCTAAACTGCTCGCTGAAAACCTGCCACAAAAAGCGGTAAAAAATGATTACACGGATGCATCAATCACGAAAGAAAAAATATGGCAACCCTCGATACTGCGTGCCGATATACAAAAAGACCAAAACCTAATTTATGAAAATGGCATGGTCCAAATTAGGCACTTATATCAACAATACAAAAGCGGCTCAAAGGCAAAGAAAACCCTGCTAATTAAAACTCCTTTTGGCACCAACGGCGTTATCGAAAATATAGCGATGTCTTATCAGCTAAACGTCGAAAGCCTTTATAATGAAGATGTTGCCTTTATTATCAGCAACTATATGTACGACAACGCAGGCTTTCAATACGCGCCAACCATCCAAAGCTTAATGTCAACCGCAGCATTAAATGCCCGCTTTATAACAGGAGCCGACGGGTTTTATTATTTTGCAATCGACTTAGCCCCAATTTTGCCAGGGCAAGGTTCAAAATATACGGGCATTGTCATTAGTAATTTACGCGCTGGGCTAGGCTCCCAATTCATCAAAAACCGATACGATGAAGTCATCACCACCTGGGACTCAACATGGCTTGCAACGCTTGATGATATGCCCGCGAATAACGGACAAATTGCAAACAAAGTCGTAAAAGCCGTCGCACCACCGACCACCACCATCGGCAATGCATCAGCAACGTATGTGGGGCTTCCCGCTGTTGTTGCAGGGCAAACACAAGTGGCCGCACTAACAGAAGATGATATTGGCACGGGGGATGCACAAAACCCGCAATACAAAAAAGGCTGGTACACCGTTGTCGCCAGTGTCTGGCAGTGGTATCGCCCCTTTTCAAAAGATGACGTGCTGACCGAATTTGCTGTTAATGCAGATAAAACAGGCGCAAGCTATAAAGATGAGAAGGGTGATGTAGTTGTTTTTGATATTGCTCAGGCGGCAGATGGCGATGTTGTAAATGGAACTGTAGATAAATTTAAACTGCACAAGCCAAAGCAACTAAACCGAGAAATTAAAGCACTCATTCACGGTTCTGGTTATACATTATGGGAAGCCGCTTATGATGGCTATGGTGATGGCTCAACCACAATTAACAGCAAATCAAGACGATATGCATGGGGCGATGACGGCATTCTTTACCGCGCAATGATTGATCACATTGCGGCAGGGGTTAACCCTGTGGGCGATACAAGCAACACATGGGTAACCACGCGATCAACTCGGATATTTACTACAGCCGTCGATGCCAATGCAAGAATTATATTACCCAATCAATTGGTATGGATAGGCACACCCTCAAGCAACTTTGCAGGTATATGGGTATTTAAAGGCACAGCTCCCAAGCTGTTTGATGCGGCTGACCCTGAATTTGTAATGAAGCCCGACACCATCAGCAGTGAAATATTACCCGATTATCCGCTAGGCTTAGCACCCGTGGTTGGCACGTCGTACATAGCAGTAGCGCCAAACAACACAGCCAACGAATTAGTTAATGAGCGTTATCACGTTGAAGCACTAACGACTGATGTTATACCTGACCCGATTACGCCAATATGGTGGGATGATGCCACTAAAATGCGCGTGATTGGCAAGCACAAACAGGCAGGCAATGTTTTTGGTCATGTGTCAAACGGCGGCACTCGAATCCTTAATACTAATGATATTAAGAATAGTGAGGTTCAGCAGTTAATTATTGCAGAAGGGCGTAGCAAAACATTCTGGTTTATGCACCCACCCGCAAACTTAACTTTGTTTAACGACTTAACAGGCGGTTTAGTAACGCGATCTGATCAAGCGGGTAAGGTTATTATTCAGGTGCAGGGCGCGGCTATACTCACAATGACAAAAGAGGGTAACGGCGGGCAAATAACTATTGTTAAAAGCGATCAATCAGGCAATGACTTCACGCACCAAGTAGCTACACAAATGTATTGGGGCACACAGCCAACAGGCATTCAAAAAGGCGAAACGATCTTCGACCTTGAAAATCATAAACTTTATGACTCGAATGGTGATGATACGTTTAAGCAAGTACAGAAGTCCCGCTTTGCTGAATTTATGACACTTGAGGTTAAATCACCCAAAAGTATTTGGCACTGGGATAAGTTCACGGAAAAATTCAAAGCTTACGAGATAGAAGCAACACGGAGCTATACAGGGGCGAACTATCCCACGCAAAAGCGTGAGAACGAGTTCTTATTTAGCATTGATAATAATATTATCGTGTATGAAAAAGACTCAATCAGAAACGTAATGAGCGATAGAAGCTTTCATGCTAAAGATTTAGTGCTTAATGTCCTAGCGCCAAGCAACGGCTATAAGTGGGATGCTGGTACAAATACGTTTTTAAGTGAGGCAGTAGTAGTAGGTGAAAATAACTTCAGTCTAGTCAGCGCCCGAATGACAGCCACAATGGGGGCTAGAAACGCTGGGCAATACTTCGACATCGGTTGGACTTCTAAATGGGATTATGAAAAGCTTGGCAAACCTATTGAGGGAAATTCGTTTGAGTATATTTTAACGCCTGGCACTTGGGAGCTAGAAATGAACCTAGTCCAAGTCGAGGCTAACGATTGGATGGCGGGGTGGTGGGAATCCAACGGCTCGAAGGTCGGCAATACTGGAACTACCGATGCAGTTAGTAGCTCAACTCGTGGGCCATCCCCTGCTAGAGCCTTTATTGATGTACCCGCTGGTCAGACAAGAAAGGTGAAATTTAAAATGACCGATAGTGGTACGCCCCAAATAGACGGGAACAGCACAGGCGGCTGTACTTTTTACATCAAGAAAATAAGATAGAAGACATCAATAAGCGCAACCATGACAGCCATCAGCTCAAACCTCTATCAACTCGACGAAACACTCACCCAATTAGCGGGTGAGATTCCGCCCGTTGCCAGGCGTAAGCTGATGCGAAAAATCGCCGCCTACCTACGCACCACCAACAGATCGAACATCACACAGCAAAAAGCCGCCAACGGTGAAAAGTGGAAAGCACGCAAAAATAAAAAGATTCGTAAAAAGATGCTCACGGGCTTTAAGCGGTTTATTAAAACAAAAAGCAATAGCGAGACTGCGACCATCGGCTTTTTCGGCGGCTCGCATCTAGCCAATATCCACCATAAAGGAAAAGCAGAAGAAGGCGTTAAATATCCTGAAAGATCACTAATAGGCTGGACAGACGAAAACCACCGCGTCATAAAAATAATGATATTGGAAGCGTTAGAGGAATCTTTAGCCTTTCGATAAAACGAGATAGCCCCGCGGGCGGTGGCGCAAATAACACCCGCAACAGTGAGCAAAGAACTCACCGAGCCACAGCTCCTTAGGCCGTCGCAAGACGTACGATAATAACAGTGGTGATCGAAGGCACAAACCGCCATTTAATCCATCAATCGATATCGTTGATGGTTTTTTATACACCCATGCAAAACTAGGGGGGTGTGCCCTTGCTTATTTTATTGTATTTGCCACAAATACAACACCCTTACATGGTTATAAAAAGCGAATGATTAAATACTTTAGCGATGTCAAACCAAAACAAAAAACCCTGCACAAAGTCCACCAAAGCGCCTGCTAAAAAGCCCGCTAAGCCCATCACGCAATTATCTAAAAACTTCTCGGTATCCGAGTTTGAATTTAGCCGTCGTGCCGCTCGCTTAGGCATTAAAAACAAAATGAACGCCGCGCAAATCAAAAGCGCGACCAAGCTTTGCAAAATGGTGTTACAGCCGTTACGTGATTATCTTAAAAGCTCGGTGAGTGTCACCAGTGGTTTTCGTGGCGAGGTATTAAACGCCGCTACCCCGGGGAGTTCTAATACGTCCTACCACATGATTGCTTGCGCAGGTGATATTCGCCACGGTTCGCCAAAAATGAACCTAGAAGAAACAGCACAATGGTTAATGGATAACCACGGCGAACATATCGACACGATCATTTATGAATTTGGCGTTTGGCTTCATGTCCAAATCGCGCGCCCTGGGGCAAAACCCCGCAGTCGTTTTTTAACGGCTTATCGAAAAAATGGCCGCACGCATTACACCCACGGACTAAAGCCGGAGCTTTGCTAATTTAATGACTGGTGCTTCTTATACCCTTGTTGAGCTAAGTAAGTTATTAAATAACTTATTACGCATAGGCGTGCTTAGCCAAGTTGACACCGACAGCGCAAAGGTTCGGGTTAAATCGGGTGATTTAGAAACAAACTGGATCCCTTGGCTTAGCGCACGAGCGGGTAAAAACGCACAATGGAATCCGCCAGAAGTGGGCGAGCAGGTGATGATGTTATCTCCGGGGGGTGATTTGGCACAAGCGGTGGCGCTTCCTGCGCTTTATTCTACGGCTAATCCAGCACCGTCAAAAGATAAGGCTGTTTTTAAAGATCTGTTTAAAAATGGCGATTATATTCAACACGATAATAATAGCGGTGTGCTTACGCTAAAAGCCACTAGCATTCGTATTTTAGGCCCTGTCACACAAACAGGCGGTGATATGACCAGCGATGGCGTGTCGGCACAACACCACACCCACGGCGGTGTTTTGTCTGGCCCTGCAAGTACCGGGGCGCCTAACTAATGCCCCAAGCCATAAAAACCGCCCAAAAATTAGGTAATGATAGAGCCACCGGCAAGCTAATTGGTGGCATTGATCATTTGCGCCAATCGATTCACGATATTATTTTTACACCGATAGGCTCATGTGTAATGCGCCGTGATTATGGCTCTTATTTGCCGCGCCTAATTGATTCGCCAGCCAATGCCGACAACCTGGTGAAAATCTACGCCTCTATTGCCCACGCACTGGCAACGTGGGAGCCACGGCTTATCCTTGAGCGTGTTATTAATATCAGCACTAAAGCAGAAAGCCAAAAAGGGCGCTTTAATTTTGAAATTCAAGGCGATTATTTAGGCGACAAAGTACGCTTTGAGGTGGCTTTGTAATGGTTACTACCACCCGAATTAATCTAGCAAATTTACCCGCGCCTGATGTGGTCGAAGAAATTGACTACGAAAAGATTGTGGATGATCTTAAGCTAATGATTAACGGCGAAGTGCCTTTATTATTTGATAAAGACGGCAAACCGCAAAAATTGGCTGCAACCTTGGTGGAGCTACCCACGGGCGAAAAGGTGTGGCAAATCCCACAAAGCGCCAGCGCGGGGCTTTTGTATTTGCACCTAGAAAGTGACACCACAACCCGCCAGATTACAATATTTGCTTACCGTGAAATGCTTTTGAGAGCGCGTATTAATGATGCCGCCCGCGCGACCATGTTGCATTTTGCCAAGGGTGCTGATTTGGATAATTTGGCAGTATTTCACAAGGTAGAACGCTTAACCATTACCCCCGAATATTTAGCCACCACACCGCCCACCAAAGCAGTGATGGAAAGCGACCGTGCCTTTTTAAAGCGCATTTTGTTGTCACCCGATCAATACACCACAGCAGGGAGTGAAGATAGCTATTTATTTCACTCGCTTAGCGCCGATGGCAAAGTGAAAGATGCCAGCTATAACAGCCCTACCCCAACGGTAAGCGATGTTTATATTTTAAGCCATGACGGTGATGGCGTGCCAAGCGCGGCTTTATTAGCCAAGGTCAATGCCAAGCTAAATGATAAATACATTCGCCCAACCAGCGAGATGGTGACGGTAAGGCCTGCGGTGATTGCTAGCTACGAGATTGAGGCGATCTTAAAGTTTTATCCTGGTATCGATGCCACGGTGGTGCTTGCGAGTGTTCAAAAACAGATTGATGCTTATGTAAAAGATAACCACCGCATTGGGCGCGATATTACCGAGAGTGGCTTACACGCCGCGCTAACGGTTGAAGGTGTGATGAATGTTGAGATTACAAAACCCGCCGCCTTGCCGATTGTGAATGATTATAAAAAAGCGCCTTTTTGCACGAAAACCACGCTAAGCAATGGGGGCATCGATGAATAACACACCGTTAAAAAAGTGCCGTTCATTATTACCGCCCAACCGCACAGCACGCGAAAAAGTGCTAGAGCTTGTTGCGTGCACACGCCTTGACGCAATACCTTTACCCATTAAGTCATTAATGAATGCCGACGAATGCCCCGCCGAGTTGTTAAATTTTCTTGCTGATTCGATGTCGGTTGATTATTGGGATGGCGAGTGGCCAGAGGATGTAAAGCGCGACATGATTAAAGCCAGCTTGTCGGTGCATTGGCATAAAGGCACAGATGGCGCGGTGGAAGATGCGCTTAAAGCGCTTGGTGTAACGGCAGATGTTACCCATTGGTGGCAAGAAAGCCCGAAAGGCACGCCAGGAACGATGAAGCTTATCGCCACTGCGAATAAAAACCTCGATAAAAATAGCGAAACATTTTTAGGCCCCAAGCTCGCACAACAAATCCGCACGATTATTAAACACGTTAAACGTGGCTGTATTCACATGGATATTGTGACCGGTGCGAACTTTGACAACGAAATACAAGTGGCGAATGCGCTTAGCAGCACCAAGCTATCGCTTGGCCACATGGTCGCGGTGATATAGATGGTAGCAGCAGCACTCCAACCCCAAATATTAACCATTGGCTTAAATGCCATGGTGAATAATGTCGGCGCTAACTTTGCCATCGCAAAGGTCGGCATTAGCGCCACCAACTTTACACCCAATAAAGACATGACAGCCCTCCCCGGGGAACTTTTGCGCGTGCCGATTATGGGTGGCGTTGATAAGGGTAAATCATTACATATCAATGCACAGATTTTAGGTGCATTAGCCACACCCATTCGCGCCGTTGCTTTTTATGATGAAAACGACGTGCCGTTTGCTATTTATGGCGCACCCACAGGCACCTTGACGATTAAAGAAGCGGGCGAGCGCGTAGTGCTGGGCTATGACATTGATTTTAGCGCGGTAACTAATGGCAATGTGACCATTGTGCAGGGCGCAACAGATTTAAACCTGATTTATGACAATGAAATTATTGAGCTAGTAACCAACCACACCAAAGCCGCAACCCGCCATTTAAAGCTACAACTGGCGCTATTTGATAAGGGCGTTATTACTCAAGGCTACCCCACTTAAAACGGATGAATAAAAATGACATTTAGCGAAAGATTAACCGCCTTAGAAACCTCTATCGAGAATATGCTTAATACTTTTTTAGGCAAATTATCGATATGGGATAACAGGGTTAAGGTTAAAGAAGATGAGGTTGATGCATTTTTATTGGGTGCAGAGCGCGATATCCATAAAGAGCATTTAATTTATATTGATACCACCGCGCCCGATGGTGGTGATGGAAAAACATTAGCTACAGCGTTTAACAATCCGCTTCTTGCATTAGATAATTTGGTGATGGGAAAGGCGAACAAAATTGTATTAAAAGAAGGTCAAACTATTGTACTCGGTGTTGGATTGACCAGTGCGAATAGGAAGATAGTTAACCTCACTGATGGTACAAGTGTTCTATTCTTTAGTGGCTCTATTTCCAATCGGGCTAATTTACATATTCCGTATTTAGATCATGCTAATGGTAATAGCTATTCGGCAGTAATATTTCACTCCGCCCAAAATGCGAGTATTGCCGTTTCAGGATACGCTGTTAATTTAAAGGCAATTGCATCTCCTTTACAATCTTCAACATCAAATTACTTGTTCTTATACGGTGGTTATGGTGCTTCTATCAAGTTTTCATGGCAATACGGGGATATTTATGTCCCTCCTCTTTGTGCATTGATATCACCCTATGTGACGGTAAACAGTTTAGAAATAGGCATAGGTAACTCAATAATCAGTGGTGGTGGAGATATTTGTAACCCACTTGGAAATTCAGGTCTTAATTATATAAATGGGAAATCCATTGTCAGTGACGGAAATACATTTATCACAAAGCTAAAACCAGCAGGTATGGCAACAAATATACCAACCTCACCACTATTATCGAGAACTTAAAGTCATGATTAATACTGCAAAAGAATACACATTTGAATTAGAAGGGAAACCTTACACAAACGTTAGCGAAGAGTTTCTTAAAGACCGTGGTTTTAGTGATCAACGAATCGCTGATATTGCTTTTTCGTGTGAAAAAGAAACAGCATTTATCGAGATCAAACAAAAAGCCATTGATGTTCGTAGCCAGCTAACCGCAAAAGCCGATAAAGCAGACATTGGCAGGGCAATAATCAACAAAACAGCAACAGAAGAAGACACCGCAACGATCACTGCAGAGTTAGACAAGCGTAAAGAATTGGGATTATCACCAGCTAATTACACGATTTTAAAACTTGCTAACGAGCAAGTGATGCGCCAAAACAATTTTGTGTCACTTGACAACTTTGTTGAGTATTTCGAAAAAGGCGCGATCGCACAAATCGAAGCACAGACCAATGTGGAAAGTGTGCAAACAACACTTAAGCAATTAAACGATCAAGCAAATGTTGAACTAAAAAAACTATTAACACCCGCTTAAATCAACCCTTAAACCCTATTATTAAACGCTATTAAGCAAGAGGTAACAAACAATGCCAGCAGATTATCACCACGGCGTCCGAGTTTTTGAACTTAACAACGGAACTCGCCCGATCCGTACTATCGAAACATCGATCATCGGTGTTGTGTGCAGCGCAGATGATGCGGATGCCGCAACCTTTCCATTAAATAAACCCGTGATGTTGGTGGGTGCTAGTCGCTATATTGGCAAAGCAGGCACCACAGGCACATTGGCGAAAACGCTTGATGCGATTAAAGACCAATGCGAACCCGTTATTTATGTGGTGCGTGTTGAAGAAGGCGCCGACGATGCGACAGCCACCACCAATGTGATTGGCGGTAGTGTTGCAGGCAAGCTCACAGGCTTACAGGCTTTATTGAGTGCGAAAGCGAAGTTTGGCGCTAAGCCCCGCATTCTGGGTGTACCAGGTTATGATCATATCCCTGCGATTGCACACGAGCTAGAAATCATCGCCGAGAAATTACGCGGCTTTGCTTATGCCGCGCTAAAAGCCGACACCAAAGAAGAGGCGGTTGCCGCACGTAATTCCTACAGCTCAAAACGCTTAATGCTTATCTGGCCAGAGTTTGTCGGTTGGGACACAGCAAGCAATAGCGAGATTCACCTTTCAGCCAGTGCAAGAGCATTGGGGCTACGTGCTAAAATTGACAATGATATTGGATGGCATAAAACGCTGTCTAATGTGCCTGTTAACGGTGTGGATGGGATTAGCAAAGATTTGTATTTTGATTTGCAAGCCAGTGCCACCGATACTAATTATTTGAATAGCCATGATGTCACTACGTTGATCCGTGAAAAAGGCTTTCGCTTCTGGGGTTCGCGTACTTGTTCTGCTGATAAGTTATTCGCCTTTGAAAGTGCCACACGTTCAGGCGATATTATCGCCGACACGATTGCCGAGGCGCATTTTTGGGCGGTTGACAAGCCCATGTCGGCGACTTTGTTTCAGGACATTATCGAAGGCATACAAGCCAAGCTTGATTTACTGGTCGCACAAGGTTACTTGCTCGGCGCTTCGGTGTGGTGGGATGAGAATTTCAACCCAAAAGAATCAATTAAAAGCGGTAAAGCGATTATTGATTATGATTATACGCCGGTGCCACCGCTTGAAGACCTTGGCTTTAATCAACGCATTACGGATAAATACATCGTCGATATGACTAGCCAGCTTTAATGCTGGCGGTTATTTACCCTATTTAATAATTTCACAAAGAGAATAAAATTATGTTACCAGCAAAAATAAAAGCGTTTAACCTCTTTATTGAGGGCCGTGGCTATGCGGGGGAGGTGGAAGAAGTTGTACCACCAAAGCTAGGGCGCAAACTCGAAGAGCATCGCGCCGGTGGGATGGATACACCGATTAAAATTGATTTGGGTGGTACACCACTCGAGACTGATTTCACCATGTCGGGTGTGATTGTTGAGATGCTTAAAAAATACGGCGTTTGTGATGCCTCGGGCGTGAGCTTACGCTTAAAAGGATCCGCCGAAACCGACGACACTTGCCAGATGATGCCGATTGATATTTCGATGCGCGGACGTATCGAAGAAGCTGATATGGGCACGTGGAAGGCGGGCGACAGCAATGTGCAAAAGTTTAAGCTGGCACTCACTTACTATAAATTAAATATTAATTTGCAGGACGTTATCGAAATCGACGTGCCTAATATGAAGTTTTTAATTGATGGTAAAGACCGCTTTGCGGCGCGTCGTGTTGCCTTGGGTATGGTTTAAACAAAACCAAACCCGCAGTCATAAAAGCCCGCCCATCTCTTTAGTCGGGTGGGCTTTTTATTAAAACTTAGTTAGTTAACAAATAAATAAAGGAAGATTAAAACCATGTCAAATAAAACCAATAGAACCGTCACGCTACGCACACCGTTAGAGGTAGGCAGCAAGAAAATTAATTCTATCGACGTACGCGAGCCAAAAGCGGGCGAATTACGCGGTATTAAACTGCTCGATGTACTTCAATTAGATGTTGTGGCTTACGAAATGTTATTGCCACGTATTACTGAGCCCGCCTTAACGGTTGAGCAAGTCCGAGGATTACCATTGCCTGATGTTCTTCTCTTTATGGATGCAGTGGGAAACTTATTAAACCCGGAGGGCTAAGGCTCCCAAACGATGTGAATAAAGCTTGGGGTGATATTAACCAGGTATTCGGGGGCGGTTGGCCACCCTCTGAAATGGATAATATGCCCCTTAGTGAGCTAATTAGCTGGTGGCACGATGCGATTGAGCGACACGAACGACAAAACGAAGATTAATAGAGTAAACAAAAAATGGATAACTTAAAATTATTTGTCGAGCTACGCGCAAGATCGAACAAGTTCACTAAGCCGTTTAAAAATGCCTTGGCTATCTCGCAAAAGTTCGATAAGTCGATTAAAAGCAACAGAATCTCGTTAACTAAGCTTAATAAATCACAAAAACAGCTCGATCGCTTTAAATCGTTGGTGTCGGGTACGCGTGAAACGGCCAAAGCGTTTAGAGAAGCACAAGAAAAAGCTCAAAAGCTAAGCCGCGAACTCAGTAAAGCCGAAAAACCCACCAAGCGGTTTACCAAACAGGTCAAGCGTGCCCAAGAGCAAGCGCACAAACTAAAACAGCGTTTAAGATCAGAGCGTGACGAGCTGGCACAATTACGACGCAACCTTGACAGTGCCGGCCATGCGGGTAAACGCTTAGCCGATAGGCAAAATAGCATTGATCGTGCCACGAGAAGCACTAATCAATCACTAAGAACCCAAGCAAAACGACTTAGGAAAATATCAACCCTTCAATCTAACTTAAGAAAAACCAGCGCATTCGCGGCACGAACCGCCGTTTTTAGCGCGGGTGCTGTCTTCACTGGTCGGACTATTTTAGATAAAATGGCTTCTCCTATGCAGAAAGCATTGAACTTTGAATCATCGATGGCAGATGTTAAGAAGGTGACTAATTTTTCACCTGAGGGATTTAAAGTATTTGAGAAGCAATTAGACAGATTAAGTCATAAAATACCGCTTACGGTGGGGCAAATAGCACAAATAACAGCCTCTGGTGGGCAGCTAGGTATACAAGAAAATCAGCTATTAGGCTTTACGACGTTAGTCTCAAAAATGTCAACTGCCTACGACATGATGCCAGATGCGGCAGGTGATGCCACGGCTAAGTTGATGAATGTTTATAAACTAACAATCGATGAAACAAAATCACTCGGTGATGCTGTCAACTACCTCTCTGATAACAGTGCCGCTAAAGCTAGAGATATGATTCAATCGCTAGGTCGTGTTGGGGGTGTTGCTAAACAGTTTGGGCTTACAGGCATACAAACCGCCGCATTAACCAATGCCTTTATTGCTTTGGGTAAGCGCCCAGAAGTTGCTTCTACAGCGATTAATTCATTATTGCAAAGGCTTCAAACAGCGCCTAAACAAAGTAAAAAGTTTCAACTAGCATTAGCAGATATGGGGATAGCCTCTACTGATCTTGCGGAAAACATCAAAAACAACCCGCAAAAAGCGCTTACTGGATTTTTAGAAGCGCTGGGGAAAGTTGATAAAACTACCCGCGCAGGATTGACGGTGGATTTGTTTGGTACTGAATATTCGGATGATGTCAGTTTGCTTGTTGGTAATCTGGAAATCTACCAAAAAGCACTTAGTTTAACGGCTAAAAAAGAGAACTATTTAGGCAGTATCCAAAAAGAATTTGATGTGAGAGCCGCAACTAGGGCAAATAAACTGGTTCTTCTGAAGAATAGATTTAATTCCTTGCAAATGGCTATGGGCGACTTGTTGCTTGACACCTTAATTCCTTTTGTAGAAAAGGCGAAAGGATGGATTAAAACCGCACAAAGATGGATTGAACAAAACCCAAGGCTGGCTAAAACACTTGGCAAGGTTGCTATTGGTGTTACATCTTTAATGGTGGTAATGGGTTCTCTTGGGATGGTATTGGCTTCTATTATTGGTCCATTGGCATTATTACGCTATGGATTTGGAATGCTGGCCGTCTCTGGTGGCGTTATTGCATGGGTTAAAAAACTCGGGGGCGTTTTTAAATGGCTAGGCACTCGCGCCATTCCCCTTGCTTTTACCGCTTTGCGTGGAATAGCGGCGTTTTTAATCGCGAACCCAATCGGCTTGGCCGTTGCCACGCTTGCGGTAGGTGCTTACCTTATTTATAAAAACTGGAATAGCTTAGTAAGCTGGTGGAATAGCTGGACCTTACGCGATGTGGGCACAAACGTGGGCGAGTTTTTGTTTGGGATTGTCTATAAATTACAATCAAAATGGCAGGGCTTTATTAACTGGTGGAATAATATTAGCCTTACTCAATTGGTTGTAGATGTACACATGGACGCGCTTAAATGGGCGATGGATAAGGGCAAGGCGTTTGTTAAATGGTGGAATGGCATTAGCTTAAAATCATTGGTGCCTGATATTAAAATGCCCTCAATGCCTAAGTTTGGCAAAAAATGGCAAGATTTAAAGATGGGTTGGAATCGCGGGAAAAACCGCGCTGAAGCATCCCAGCGGATGACGGATAAAAAATATTATAATTTGTCTGGGGGTATGCAAAAACTTAGCGCGGCGGCAATGGTGGCGAGTTTAGCCACTCCTGTACACGCTGATATGCTTAAAAAGGTGGAGCTTAATAGCAAGCAAGTTGATACCCGCGCGGGGTTAAGTGTTAAACGATCAGCCCCCGCCAAACAGGTAACGGTAAATAATAATCAAAAGTTTGTCATTCAAGCAATGCCTGGCATGAACGAAAACCAACTCGCCGAGAAAGTTGCCGAGAAAGTAAGGCAGAGCAACCACGGTGGTGACGATGCGGATCTCTTTGATGATACAGATTATTAAACTATGCAAAAAATAAACAGAGGCTTTAAACCATGCAAATGATACTCGGCGCCTTTCCTTTTGGCATAAAAAATGCAGGGCTAGATTCTATCGAGCGAACCACTTCACAGCGTTTCGCAACGAGTGAGCGCTTGCACCAGCGATCAGCCAATCAGCATTTAGGCCCTGGGGATGATGAGATTAATATCCCTATTGTCATTTACCCTGAATTTGCGGGCGGTACCGCCACCATCGACACCTTGCGCACGATGGCAGATAGCGGAAATTCCTTTATTTTAATTGATGGGCGTGGCTTTGTGAGAGGCTTTTGGATTGTGTTAAGCGTTGAAGAAACGCAAAGCTATTTGATCGAGAACGGCGCGCCGCAAAAGATCGAAGCGCGCTTAAGCTTAAGGCGAACCGATAAACAAAGCAGTATTTTAGGGAGTATCGCCAATGTTGTATCGATCTAAACAGCACGATGTGTTGGATAATATCTGCAAGGCTTTTTATGGCACAACGGAAAATAAAACCGTTGAAATGGTGCTAGAGGCTAACCCCGGGCTGGCAGATCATGGCACGCATTTACCCATCGGCTTGGCAATAGAACTCCCTGAAATTGAGCCGAAGCAAGCCGAGAACGGCGCGGTTAATTTGTGGGATTAAATAAATGAGCACAAAACCAAACTTTAAAATAATAGCCAATAGCCAAGATATTACGGGCGCGATTAAAGAGCAGTTTATTAGCTTGACCCTTATGGATCGGCGCGGCATGAAAAGCGACGAGGCAACGCTTGTTCTAAATGATATAGGCACACCGTTTAAATGGCCTAAAAAAGGGGCGGAGCTCAATATTAGTATTGGCTTTGGTAATAAATTAGCAAACAAAGGCTTATTTAAAGTGGATAATGTTATCCACCGCGGGCCACCTGATCAGCTAACCATTGTCGCTAAAGCCGCCGATATGATTGGGGCTTTAAAAGCGCAAGTCACTGCAAGCTATCATCAACAAAGCATTAAACAAATAATGGATAGCATCGCGGCGCGCCATGGTTTAACGAGTGCCGTCTCGCAAAAGCTTGGGGCGATTGTTATCGAGCATATCGACCAAGCAGAAGAGAGCGACTTGCATTTTATTACCCGCCTGGCACGTAAATACAATGCGATTGCAAAACCGACCAACGGAAAGTTGTTATTTGTGGGTAAAAATGAGGCTAAAACCGCCAGCGGTGCGGCGATGCCCGAGATTGCCGTATTGATTAACGAGCTAGATTCTTATTCGTTAGAAGAGCAGAGCCGTACGCAATATAGTGGGGTTAAAGCTTACTATAACGACACTAAAAGCGCACAGCGTAAAGGCGTTTTAGCGGGTAAATCGGGTAATGTGAAAACCTTAAAACCCAGTTACGCCAATAAAAAAGAAGCTACCGACAAAGCCAATAGCGAATTATCACGCTTAAAAAATGAAGCCTTTAAAGGTGAGCTTTCATTTAAACATGGGCGTGCTGAATTGGTTGCCGAGAGTTTAATCACTCCCACCGGCAAGGGCTGGCGAAGTGAGTACCTTAAAAAATGGATAGCGGCAGAGGTGGTGCATACGCTAAACAGTACGGACGGGCTATCAACACGGATTATGTTTGAAAGTTATTAGTGTATTTGTGGCAAATACAGCACCCAAAAAGCCGATAAACAAAGGCCTAGCGCTAGTATTAGTGGATGCCAAAAAACAAAATAAAAGTCGCACTATTCACACTTAACCCGCGCAGTGGCAAAAAGTTTTATTGTTTTGAAGCGGGGCTTATATTCCTGGCAAATCATTTTAGTGATGAGCCGCTTATTGTTAATTTTCCCCATCACGTAAGCGGGGGCGATGTTTTTAATTATAAGCCGTTAACCTGGACGACCCAAAAGGGCCTTAACTAATGGCCTCAACAAAGTACATTACAACACCGGGCGTGTTACGCAACATCATCGAGCATAAAGGCAATAACGCCGATGATGAGATTGGTATAGTGATTAAATTACCCAAGCCCACCGATGTTTTAGAGGTGCCTTCAATTATTTCGCGCTTTTCACGATCACCTTTGCAGATAAGGCAAGGCATTGTGCGTATTACGGATGAATATATCCCAGATAATACCTATGGCGATAGCATTACCTTTCACGAAAACTCAAAGCTTGAAATCAATCGCTTTGAATTATCAAAGCCTGATTATCGTATCTCTGATAATGCGCTTTTGCGTAAAAAATACCATGTCGACCGCATTATCCAAGCTTACAGCTTATCGGGTTGCGCCCATGTTGGCGGGGTGACGATAAAGAATATCTTTATGCATACTCGTGGCGAAGAAGACCAGGGAATCATGCTAAGTGAGGCAAACGATTATTACCATGATTTTGAGCTAGGCACCGAGAGCCTAGATATTGATATGCGCTACGAATGGCTTTTGCGGTGTACCAATATCACCCGTTTAAAAATGGGCGGTGGTACCACCAAATTAAAGGGCCTTAACGGCAAAGCACCAGCCATTCGTATTGGCTCGCACGATAACCCGATTAAAGAAACACCCTACAACAGTTTTAAAATATCACTGGCTAAAGAGCTACAGCACCCGCGCAATGTTGTGCCGTTTGCCGATGATGATTATTTGATTGCTAAAGCACAAACCTTGGGCGTTGATCTTGATGTGCTTCAACAGTTATTAAGTTAGTTTTAAGGAAAAATAATAAATGATTATAAAAACATCTTCTATTTTATTGGCTGCAGTTATTGCTGGTGGTACGGCTGGGGCAACCAATGGAATATTACAGGCTTTTAACTATGTGTCGCCTTACCTGCCTTTTTTGGTGGGCGGCCTCACCTTATATTTTTGGCTGGTAACGCATGATGAGGTTTCTTTTTCTTTGAAAGAGGGGGCTTATGTGGTGATGGGTGCCATGTTAATGGGGTGGCTTGCAAAGGGGCTTACTGGCTATATGGGTGAACTGGCTTTTCAGGCGATTTACCACACAATTCCACAAGCATGGCTAGATAATTCCGAAAAGCTACGATCTGGCTCTATTGTCGATGATGTAACCACTGCGGTTGGCTTTGGGCTTGGTGCATTTTCACGTTTGATTATTAACCGTTTCTTTTCCAATAGAGAAAAGATTGTCGATAAATTGGAAAAAAAGGTGGGAGTCAATAATGATAGTTAATTTCGATAATATTTGGGGGTTTATTCCCGTCATCATTTATTTATTGGTACTGTATCTCGGCATTGTCGAGTTTGTTAAAAGCAAACCTAAGAACAGCGGGGGCGTGATCAACGCGAATCATTTGGATAAGCACCGTAATATTTTATTAGCGGCGGTGGTGGCTTTAATTTTACTTGCCGTGGGGGTGTATCACATAACACTTACGCCAATACAATATTATATTGAGGCATCGCGTTTAGGCGAGGCGGTAAAAATGGTGGATGGCATTGCGTATATTGATCTAAGTCAATTTGAAAGTAATGACCTAAAAACATTGCTAACGGGTTTTTCTAGTCAGGCGATGATTTTACTCTCTGTGGGTGTCTTTATATTTTTCTATTCTGCCATTAATCATTTGCGATGCGAGCGTAAAGACACGCCTGCCGATGAAAAGAACCTATACCAATGAGAAAGTCAGTAAAAACAGACGGCAGCGTTAAAGAATATCACTATGGTGGGCAGACTTTGGTGTGCGTGGCGAGTGATTCGGCGGGTTGGGATCATATTTGCGTGCGGGTGAAAGACCAGGAACGATGCCCGACATGGGATGAAATGTGCGCCGTGAAAACGCTATTTTTTGAGGATGACGAAACCGTTATCCAGTTTCACCCTGCAAAGGATGATTATGTTAATAACCATCCTTATACGCTTCACTTGTGGAAGCATTACAAACAAGCAAAGCCACCGCGCGCCTTGGTGGGCGAGGGTATGTTTGATGGAGAGAGTCATGATTAAAACCCTATTGGGCGCTTTAACCCCATGGAAATACGGACTAATCGCGGTAGCAATCGCGGGCTTATTGAGCTGGCATTATGGCAGTGTTCACTTTGCCAAGCGCGAAGGCGCCCAACAACAACAGCAAAAAACCGCCAAAGCGGTCAATATTTTAATTGATAAACAGGTGACAACGAATGAAAAGATTAAGCGTGATGTTGATGAATCTAATAGTGATGATCTTCGTGCAGGGTTGCTCAAACGTGCCCGCCCCGATGCCTATACCCCTGTGCAACGAACTGCTAGCGCCGATCGATTACAATCGCAGTGCGGTGGAAGCGATGGACGACCCAACGATAAAAGCGGTGGAGACACACCAACGAGCGTACAAAGCACATACCAAAGTTTGTGTCGATCGGCAGGGTGTGAAACGGCTTGTCAATCAATAAGCTTTGATGGCGAATTTGGCATTATTGGGGAGTGTGAACCGTGAAACTTAAAGGGGTAACTATCACGCTAAAAACACTTTTCAGCCGTGATATTGATAATCACAATAGCCTAATCGGTGGCTTTATGGGCTTTGCTCATGCCTTTATTTCATCGGCATTAATGGCGGGGGCTTGGTTTTTAGGCAGTAACGAGATAATAATCGCCACTTGGGGTTTAACCAACCTTTTTTAACCCGCTGTTTTGGAGCTCGGGGATTTTGGTGGTTTATTTATTGCGTTAGTTATTAAGCCCCATACCAACCACACAAAGGGCCGCGATTTTATTGGCTTGCTCGTCTTTCATCGCATCACTCGAGGCGATTTCATCAATGCAGATGGTTAACTCTAAAGCCAATAGTTTCATCGCCGTAGCCGTAGGGTCTGCAGTAATAACCGCTTTACCTTTTTTTGTGCCTGTTAGCCAATCGGAACTTGTGGCGAGTTGATTGATATATTGTAATGATTATTTAAAACAATAAGAAAATCAGCACTGGGAGACCGTCCTTCAAGATAATTCTGCAATGTTCGGTATTTTACGCCAGTTTTTGCACAAAAATCAGACAATGAAAGTCCTTGTTTTTCAACTGCTTGCCTAATACGGCGTGATATTTCCATAAAAAATCCAATATTTTACTTTACAATGCGCCATATTGGGTGCAATATACCCAAACAAGCACATACGCACACATACAGCCAACAAGGTAAATATTATGTCAGAGACAACAGAAACACAATCAAAACGCTTATCTATTCCTGTAACGCCGAGTCTTTACTCGGAAATCGAAACGATTGCCAATCAGCAAGAGCGCAGTGCCGCCCAACAAGCACGCCTTTTTATAAAGAAGGGTATGGAAGCCGACGCACAAAAAGAACAAGAAGCCGCATAGCACACCCCCCCACTTTTGCATGACTAATAAGGAATAGAACAATGAAAAAATCACGTATACATATATCAATAGGATTCGGTGACATTATTCTCCCCGTTATCGAGTGTGAAGATGGTCACAAACGCGTACCTCTACAACCAATTGCAAAAGAAATAGGTTTGAATTGGCAAGCACAAACTAGAAAACTACAGCCAGAAAGCTTTAAATGGAGACAATTAGGGCTTGAAAAACTTAGCCTTAAGGCTACCAAAACTGACTCGATACATATCCGTGTCGATAAAGTTATAGCATTTATGCACGGATTAAACCCTGACATGGTACGTTCACAAGGGCAAAATTCTGACACCGCAGATTGGCTTGAAAAGAAAATCATAGAATGGGATGAGGCTGTTTACGCATACGATAAAGGTTTCTCCCTAGAGAATAAATCTAGTACAAACGAACTTTCAAAACTCTTCTCTGCAAGAGATAAAGCAAACCCTCAAGAGAAAGTAGCTCTCACGGCATTGATCGCTGACACATTAAGTCAAATGGGTTATCCCGTTGAAGCTCCTGAACAAAAAGAACTGCCTCTAACTTAAAAAGCCGCATAGCAGGGCGCTTGTGCTGAGCTTGTTGAAGCACACCCCCCCACTTTTGCATGACTAATAAGGAATAGAACAATGACACCCCAAGATGAAAATTTACAAACAACACCTGGCAACTTTATCCACTTAAGGAACTTTTTTAATGAAGATAACGCCGAATTATATGGTACCAAGTGGTTATTACCCCCTTCTTATGATGGTTCAGGGCGTGCTAGCACCCCCTCAAAAGCTGTTTATATGCGATTACTAAACGACACGAAAAGGCGGTGAATAAATGATTAATTTATGGGCTATTTTGGAGGCGCTTATCGCATTGGCGCTTATTTATTTTGCTTCTGTTTTGTTTTTATTGTTGGGGTGAGCCATGAGCCATCGAACAGCATTAGATGATTCACCCCATATCCACGATTTTGTGGTGGAGCAATGGCAAAACCGCTTTAAAAACTACAGCACATTTACAAGAGAAATGAACTGGATGATTAAGCAGGTCAACCATGTCCTGCTTGAAGAGCCAAACCAACAGTCACAGCAGTTAGTTGAAGAGCTGGTTTTTATTTTGGCTTTTGGCACAAAACAAATGATCGATGATTACTGTAATCAGCCAGAAGTTGCCTAACAAAACAATAAGGAAACACCATGACAGCACCCGAAAACGTGTCGCCGTTAATCATTAACCCGGCACAACCTATTTCTATGCAAGACAATCGCATTGAGTGGGCTAAACGCTATCAAGCGCGCAAGGGTTTAAAGCATTTGCCTGTTACGCACAATAATTGGTATGCGGCTTTTTTAGAAAATTTTAAGAAACAAAGATTTTTAAACCATGGCCATTGAGCCAGAAGTCTACCCGCACACATTACCTAGCGATCAAAAACGTGTCTTCTTTGAAGGCTTGAAAGTTTTGCGCCCAGAATTGGTAAAAATGATGCGGGAGGATGGTTTTATCGAGGAGCTTAAAGGTCGATTTGGTGCGGTATTTGTTTTTAAAAAAAGCGAAGCCGATGAGATTTATAAGGCCGGGCTTAAGGCAATGGATAACGATAGTTAAATGGATTTGGGGAAAACGTGAGTATAGAGAAAGATAAAATTGTTAATTTGTTAATAGCAGATTACAGCTTAAAGCCGCGGGGGCAATTTTTGCGCGAAGGGCGTTGCCCGCAGTGCAATAAGAAGTCGTTGTTTATTTCGGCGAATGATCCGTTTAATTTGAAATGCGGGCGTGATAATAAATGCGGTTGGCAGATTAAAACCCGCGAGCTTTACCCCGAATGTTTTAAGCCCTTGCATATTAGCCACCCCGCAACACCTAAAAACCCGAATGCGACGGCAAATGAGTATATGCGCAAGCGGGGCTTTGATTTGGTGCAGGTGTCGAGCTGGTTTGACCAAGCCCAACGGGTAGAAACAAAGGCTATTAGTGAGCCTAACGCGACTGAAACAGTGCGCTTTTATTTGGATGATAAAAAGCAACTTCCCTGGCACCGCTACATTGTGCCGATTGAAATGGAGAGTGGCCCTAAAAAGGCGCATTTTAAATACGGTAAAAATTATATTGGGCGGTGGTGGACGCCGCCGCAGGATTCTAAATACAAAATAGATTTTTCAAATAATAAGTCGGTTTGGTTGGTTGAGGGAATTTTTGATGCGATGGCGCTAAATTTTAGCGGTAGACAGGCGGTTTCGTTAATGAGCTGTAACAATGTTATCACGCTGGATGATACCGAGCGTGAGCATGATATTAGAGCGTATTTTAATAAGGGTATTCGTTGGGTTGTGGCGCTTGATAATGATAAAGCCGGCAAATCTTATGCGCTGCGGTTTTTTAAGTATTTAGAGAGCATTAACGAAGATGTGCAGCTGGCTATTATCCCCACCGACGAAAAACGTGATTGGAACGATGCTTTTCAGGCGAATAAAGGAAAAATCCCGCTTAGCTTTTTTAATGATTGTTTGTATGAAGGCGATTTATTAAGCGCTAAAAGCGCCAAAGCGAAGGCGTTAACCATGTTTGCAAAAACCAAGCGCCATAAATTCCCTTTTGAGTATGCGCTTTGTTTGTGGTGGGCTGAAATTGAAAAAGGGACTAGCACGGATAATGCGGGGGAGCAGACCGACGCGGTGAAATTATCAAAGTTAAGTAATTGCTTGCCCGAGTTTTTGTATTTTCAAAAAGACCCGGAGCAGATCGAGGCGAAGCCTAATTATTATTTAAGGGTAAAGCGTGCCGGTGCTAAGCGTGAATATAAAGAAGTGTTTAAAAATACCGATATTTCGACCGCACAGGCGTTTAAAAACCAGTTGTATGCGACCGGTTCGGGTTTGATGTTTACGGGTAACACGCAACAGCTTGACAGCTATATCGAACAGGCTTGGTTTAATGACCCGAACCCCCCAGAGATCACCGCGCTAAATTTTATCGGCTATGCCAAAGAGGCTAAAGCATGGGTTTTTACCGATCACGCGATTTGTAATGGTGAGTTTATCAAGGTGAATAATCAAGATTATTTCGACTTGCCCGATGACAATAAAATTAAAACCAATTTTAGGGTTAACCCGCTTAAATTAAGCAGTAAGCACGCACCCGAGTTATGGCTTGAAGATTTTAAATTAACCTTTGGCAATAACGGCCTTATGGCGCTGGCTTACTGGTTTGGCACTTATTTTGCCGAGCAAATGCGATCGAATTTTGGGCAATGGCCATTTTTAGAGTTAAGCGGCGACCCGGGTACGGGTAAAACCAGGCTTTTAGAATTTTTGTGGAAATTGTCGGGCCGTGATGAGTACGAGGGCGTAGACCTTGCCAAAGCCAGCCACGCGGGGCGCTGGCGTACCTTTTCACAGCTTGCCAATTTACCCACAGTAATAATTGAGGGTGATCGGGATGAGGGTGGAAAATCACGCACCTTTGATATTGCCGAGACTAAGCCTTTGTATAACGGGCGTGGTATGCGTATCACTGGTGCAATGACCGGATCCAACGAGACTATCGAGCCACCTTTCCGTTCGGCTTTGGTGATTGCCCAAAATGCAGAGATCGACACGGTTAAACCGGTGATGGAAAGAATCGTGCATTGTCACTTTGATAAATCGGGGCATTCGCATCAAGGTTTTTTAGCTGATCGCCGCTTGAAAGATCTTGATATTGAAAAAATCAATGGCTTTTTACCTGCAGCAACCATGCTCGAAAAAAAGGTGATGGAACGTTTGAAAAAGCTTTGGCCAAACTATATCGAGCGTTTAAGTGAGGTTGAAGCATTTAAAAACCAACGGATTAAAGATAACCACGCGCAAATTATGGCGTGTGCTCAAACGATGAGCGATTTGGGCTTGGTACCGCTTAAAAATGATGAACTTGCCGACCTTTTTGAGCACGTTAAAGAGCGATGTAAAGAGCGCCACGAATCGATTGTTGATGATCACCCGTTGGTTATTGAGTTTTGGGACATGATTAGTTATCTCGAAGCTTCGGCGGTGGGAAAGTATTCTATTAATCACAGCCCAGTTGCTACCCAAGTTGCTATTAATTTTCCTCAACTTGAAAACGTGGCGCGTGAGTTTAACCAAAGCTTGGGCAATAAAACCGAAATTAAACGACTTTTAAAAAGTGGGCGAGTTTATACCTTTGATGGGTATCGCGCGCTAAATTCTGCCGTGAATAACAAGAAAACAAAATGTTTTATTTTTAACAGACCTAACAATACAGGAGCAAAAATATTATGAGTACCTCAACGAACACCAATAAATTAACCCAGCTAAACGATGCTTTGTTTGCACAGCTAGAGAGACTTGCCGACCCTAAAAACGATCTTAAGGATGAGCTTTTAAGAGCGGATGCGATTGCGGACCTTGGTAAACAGGTGATTGCAAGCGGTAGTTTAGAGCTGGATGCAATCAGGCTTTTAAATTCACCAGGGAACGAACCCACCCCACCATCGCATTTAATTTCGCCAATGTTTGCGGGTGATAATAAAGAGGGATCCACTGAAACGCCCAGAATAAAAAATGTACCACCCAAGAAGATACCCACGGCGAGTAAACCCGTATTAAAAAGAGTAAGCCCTAATAATAGAGAAGAGCGCCGGGAGAACACACAGGTTTTAAAAAAATTGGCGCCTGGGCAATCGGTGCATGATGTTTTAAATGGTGTGCAAAGCCGTGTTGTGGCTGGGTAGTTTGTTATGGGTAAAATAGTATATAGCGATTATATGGTGGAATGGCTTAAAGGCTATGAAGGCGATGGCGTGGGAATTAGTGATATTACTTTTATTTTTAATATGGTTTTTGGGATGGATAAAACCTACACACAAATGAAAGCAACCTTTAGCCGTCTTAAAATCAAAACCTGCGCAGTTAAGGGTTTGCCTAAAGGTTCTATCACCTTAATGACGGAACCGCAAAGTGAGTGGGTTAAGCAGGCTTATAGACTGTATAGCCAACATGATTTGACCATTATTTTCAATATGGTTTTTGGGGTTTGCTTGAAACAAGAGCAAATCAATACGTTTGTAAAAAACCATAATATTAAATGTGGGCGTAATACGTGTTTTAAAAAAGGTAATGTGCCTTGGTCTAAAGGAACTAAGGGGCTGATTAAGCCAAATTCAGGGAATTTTAAAAAGGGGAGTTTGCCACATAATTATTTGCCTGTAAGCTCAAAACGTAGGCCCGGTGGAGAATATGAATTAACCAAAGTGGCTGATCCTGATGTTTGGCGGCCTAGCCATATTCTTTTATATGAAAAACATTATGGGCCCGTTGAAGAGGGTTTTTTGATCCGTTTTAAAGATGGTAATTCGTTCAATATTACGATTGATAACTTAGAGAAGGTTTCTTTTAGTGAACACCACTTTTTAAACAAACTTGATTATAACAAAGCACCAAAAACCCTTAAACCGACCCTTAAATTATTGGCACAGGTACAAACAAAAACGAGCGAATGTAGAAAAAAGCTTAATGAAGAAACAACACAAGAAGAGGTTTAAAAATGGCTAGAAATATGAGTTTTGCAATGACTACCGAGCAAATTATTGACCAGTCCAAAACCGTCACGCGGCGTTTTGGTTGGAAGTTTTTAAAGCCTGGCGAAATTGTTAACGGGGTTAAAAAGTCTATGGGCTTGAAGAAGGGTGAAAAGATTCACCGCCTAGGAAAGATTGAAATAATATCAACTGACTTTGAGCCTTTAAATTCGATTACTAAAGATGATTGTATTAAAGAGGGTTTTCCAGAAATGGAGCCCGCCGAGTTTGTGGCGATGATTCAAGATGTTTATAAGTGCAAAGCGGATGCGATGATTAATCGTATCGAGTTTAAATATTTGGATAAGCCTGTTTGGTCTGGTGTTGATTTGGCACAACCTAACCCAGAGTTGTTGGGCTTGCGTTAATTAACTGGACGTTGATGCAAAGAAGCCCTGAGTACGCGTTTTGCGGAATGAGAAAATGAACTATTAGGAATTTCCGAATAGTTGGAAATTAAACGGATTTTTGAGCAGAAGACCTGCTTAGCAAAATCCATATTTAAATGGTTGTTAGGATATATTTATTATGAAAATGAGCGAAATAGCAGAGATTGCGATTTTAAACTATTTATCTGATGGCGCGATAAAAAAACCCTCTAATTTTGACCATGATTTTTTGGGCGGCTCAGATGTTTATGGGTTGTTTTCAGGGAGACTGTCATTTAATAACTCGCCTTTTGGTAAGGCGTTAGGAAATCTTGTTGATACTAAAATAGTAAAATACTGGGTAGATGAAAACAAGGATCACAATTATCAAATTGAAAAACTACAAAGCGATTGAACTGCAAGTTCATCCTAACCCTCGCATAACGCGCCCCTGAGAAACTGGCAGGGGCTTTTAAATAACGATTAACATAGGAGAACAACAGAAGCTAACAAACGACTGCTGAGTTAAGGGGTCGCTGTTCATGCTGTTGTTATGTATTTATTATGGAGCTTAAAGAATTAACAGGGGAAGGGATATTAGAGGGTGTAGATTTTTCTACCGAGCAGGTTAAAACATGGGGGAATAGTTTTGAAGGTTGCGAAGCGTGCAGATTTAAACTCAACGGAAAAACATATACTGCTCTGGAGGATCCAGATGATGGTTATAGAAGCATGATGAATGAGTTAGTAGAAGATAGCTCTCATGAAATAAAGAACACATTTCAGGGGGTGGGTGTTATTTGTAAAATGCGAAAAGATGATGAATCCGAGGCTTACGATATATTAGATATAATAGACAAACAAACAAATAAAGTAATACTAAGTGTCGGTACTGGAAATACTGAGGATTACTATCCGTATTTCGTTGCTAATTTTTCACCCGAATCCATGAGCATTAACCAATAGCGTCGCAGACACATAACCTTTAGGACAGCAGACCGCTGGAACACTAGCACAAACTATTTTAATTAACGAACAATGGAGACACGACGAACACCGAAAAGAAGACCTTTGTAAGCTGGTCTGCTGGTGCTAGTTGTTATGTAGATTTTATGGATATAGAAGAATTTGAAAGTAAAGTTCAGGTGATTTTTGCAAAAGCAAAGTGCCAAGAAGCCGAGCAGTGGTTTGAATTGAAATATACAAGCAAATGGAAGAGTAAATATATTTATTTAACACCCCTGGTCGAGGCTGGACAATCAGAAATTAGAAGGGTTTCATTGGTTGGAGCTAGTGAAACTTGGGAAGCTTGTTTTTATCAAGCGATAGAAACAATACAACAGGTTGTGCATGAAGGCAGAAAGATGACAAGTATTAGCACTGACGTAGATACGGCATTAATTGAGCTTACAGAGAAGATGGACGCAATAAAAAGCAATACAAGTGAAACTGTTGCTTATTGCATGGGTATCAATTCAAAGGTAGGTCGTTCTAGCCTCGCAGAGACATAACCCCCAGTTTTGCGGATGCCGAAGCCCTGCGTAGGCACTCCGCAAGAACTGCTTGTTAGCAGATTTTAAATTACAGGAGTTAAAAAATGAACAGAAGAAAATTTATAAAATCAGTTCTAGGATTGGCAGTTGCCATAGGTTTTACGAAAACAGTATCCGCGAAAGAAACAGGATTAACAGCCAGCCACAAGCGAGTAACGAATACTGACGAATTATTACCTTTCACGGTATTACTTTTTTAGTTGTTGAACACGAAGGCAAAGAGTATGTGCAACTTCGCAAACTATCCGACCTCGCTGGATTGACTTGGAAAATGGCGCGAAAAACAGCCCTACA